TCCACCAAAAACAAAGTTGCTGCTAGAATCAAGACCAATATGTGAACTGTTACCTCTAAGCATAATAATATTATTTAAATATCTACATCTTTCATACCTAGTTGCTCTGATAGTATTTTCAAATGTATAATTTGTTGATACCGTTTGAATTGCCTTAGATGTAATAGTAATATTATTTGTTACAGAATCTGCCAATGTATCATCTATCATCAAAGCATATATTGGGTTTGGATTTCCTACTGTGGGCGCGATTGCACTATTAGGTCCAGATCCATTATTATATGTCCAACTTTCTGTGTCTGCAAAAGCAGTAATTGTTTTGCTGTCGTATGGGCCAGCACTAGTATTTGATCCAGCAGAATAAATAGATACCTCAGAAATCTCATATCTTTCCTCAGTTGGTAACTCTGCCGTCAGTACCACCTTATTGACCCCAGAATCGTTTATGTATCCTCTTGAGGTTATTGGCACCCTAAACATCTCAAAGTCCATTGTCGTCTCTGCAGAGTAGTCTGGAGGGATATCTCCTGGTTCTATTGGTGTTCTTCCGCAACCCAGGGCTATATAGGCGGCATAGGATGTAGTAGTACCAAGTAGATACTTGGCTATAATCTGTTTACCTGTATTAGTTATCATATTGTCCCTGGTTCATTATCAGTTAAATCTATACTATATATTGTACCATTGCGGGTGATCTCTACCTCTACCTGCTCATTACCTTCTAGGTTAATTAGCTCTATAACCATGTTACCGTCAGTATCCAGATATACATTTCCAACAACTCCTGGAACCGTAGACTCATCTGGTATTGTAGGCTCAAGCTTTATTGGAAAGTTGCCGAATATTCTATCTGATGTTTTTTGCAATTTAAGTATGTTATTTGGGTTATACTCTTCTTGAATTATGTTAAGATTTTTAATTGGCTGATATAAAATTTCTTGTCCATTAACGGTATCATATCTTGCTATCTGTAGTAATTCTTGTCCACCAATATTTTCAAACAAAAGATCGACCATAGCTTCTGCATTGTCTTCTATGTCTTTATCATTAAATATAACAATGTCTGGGCTTGCTGATTTAACAACATTAGAATTTAAAGAAGATGTTGCAGTTATCAAAAAGTTTCCAGTGTCTGGTGTTGGGCTTACTCCACTAAATACCATTTTATACCTCGCTCAAATAGACTGTCATGCTAGGACCTTCAACTGTCCTAGAATAATCAATATTATAGACTACTAATCTAGTTGTACTTGGAACAACCAAATCAAGTCCTTCATCATTCTTATAGTTAACATTTACGATATCTCCAAGTTGTAAAATTGGCATAGAAAAAATATTAAGACCAATAGCTTTTCTAGGTGCAAGATTTTTACTAGCTATCCACCCCAGAATATCCTCTGCTTGGTCTTGAGTCTGTATATAAAGGCTATCTAAAGAAAACTCATTCTTACCATATTCAATTCTACTATTCCTAATCTTATCGTATTCTTCTGTAAATTGGTATGGTGATTTAATTACAACATCCCCTCTTAGCTCTGGATCAGAAAAATTACCACGTTTCTTGTAATAGTCATCCATTGTTATAGTTGAAGTTGTATCTTGTGTAAAAGCTATTCCTTGAATTCTTAAATAGTTTCCGCTTGTCTCGTCTAAGCTTAGAATTGAGTCTGTACAGTTAAATATTAAAAATTCAGCACCATAGGAAGATGCTGTAAACCCAGACACGGTGTAGCCCTTCAGCCTATTAAAGGTTGGAGATATCTGTGCATATAGTGCTGGGTAGGCACGATCAAATTTAATATTAAAGTAGGAGCACTCACGCATTGTAGTTCCAAACTCATCATAGTAAATATCGTATTTTCTTGATGTATTTGGGCTAATTTCTGATAAGAAAGTTTTTTGAATCATACCGCTTAAAGAATATTTAGTTAATGCTTCAGATGCATTTAATTCTCCATTATCATCTCCGAATATAGATGCAATTGGTACATTTGTGGTAAAAACAGAGTTGTCTGAGTAGTTTTGACTTAGTGCATAAATATTTTCAAACATGCATTTAGACGTGCCTCTTACAAAAAGACCAACTGAACTTGTAATGATATCGATAGGATCTGTATCTGTTACTACTTGAACAAGCTTTTGATTAATGTATAAATAAAATACACGAGTTGTTTCATTAATGTCTACATACTCTATTGCTAAGTCATATACCGTTGGATTTTCTTCTCCAATAATTCTATATTGTCCTGTAAAGTTGCCATCGTCAACAACTATGTTTCCAGTGCCGCCCCACATTTTGACTGGAACAGCTAAATCTGAGTTGCTGGTTGCTGCAGCATTTCTTTTTACTTTATAAAACATAATATTATCAATTGCATTAGTTGGCTCCCCAGTGGCAGTATCAACCTTTAAGTAAGAATCAAGATTTGAAGCGCTTAATGCTGCTATTTCAAAGTAGTATCCATTATTAGTGTTAGGGTTTACAATACATACACCACCAGATCCACCACCAATAGTTACAGACTGTGTTGGATTTATGCTAGGAATGTTATAGTATGTCATTCCGCCAGATGGTGTCTGTGAAAGATCCCCTGCTGCTTCAACTTTTCCAATAATTCTCATTCTAGTGCCAATATGTTTATAAGGCTTATCTAGATCCTTCCACACATAAGTAATAAAGTTTTTTGGAATCTCAGTATTTCCAAAATCTGGACCAGTAAATACTAGTGCTGATGATTGTATTGTTCCAGTCTGAGTACTTCTTAAATATCCAATGTCTGCTTCTGTACCAAATGAAGAGGAAAAGAAGTTTTTGATAACTCCATTTCTTTGTGACTTTGTTGCTTTTTCTGTAAATGATGTTCCGTATCCAGCTTGAGATGATGCGGATGCTGGAGATGTTGCGGGAGGTGTAACAGAAACAGATGTATTGTATAGATCGTCTGCATTCATATTACATCCCTGAACAAACTGATTATCTGACCAATTGCTTGGCAGGCCTGCACTGTGAGATGTTATCGTGGTATTAAATTGACCACGGCCATGTGAGGCAACAGGTCCATTTTTTAAATATGTTCTTCCTTCTATCTGTTCATAGTAAGGCTCAGCATAAATTCTTACAACTCCTGTTGGATATATCTTTCCATTAAATGGAAGTGATGAAAAATACTTTTGATACTCTAGATTGCTAGTTATCCAAACATTTCCTACACCAGTAATATTATATTCAACAGCGTCATACTTTATTATTTCTCCAGATGAATAGAAGTATCCTTGGTATCTACTTATATAGTAAATATTTTCACCGAAGTCAATAATGTTGTTAACAATTTGTCTTGATACAACTTGTGGAACAGACACAGTTAGGTCTGAGTTTAATGGCATAGCGCTCAATGTATACTTAGATTGTTTTTCATCATTAAGAGTTTTTGTGGCTTCTGAGCCAGATATTTCCCAAAGAAGAACTGGTTTATATATCCAAGTTTTTTCTCTATCTATCATCATAGATTGCTTTAATGTTCCATATGATCTTTGTATGTATCTAGAGGTATAGTTAATAGTACCCTGATTAAATACCTTTTGATCTTGAGAAGCAATATCAATAATGTTAGATAGTTTAGTTGGGTAAACGTTTTCATTAATGCCAGACATTGTGCTGTCTTGTGATCCATAAAGAACCATGTCAACTGGTCTTTGGTCTTGGCTATCTAGCAAATAGTCTTTTGTCATTACTACAAAATTATTATACTCATCAAAGAACATTCCGCTTTGTGTAGACTTTGCAAGCTCAATTAAGATTTCTGCAACATTCTTCTCTGGTGGTATAAAGAAAAATGGAATTATTGGATCTTGCTCAGACGCAAGTCTTTTAAATACATAGTTGGAAAATCCAATTGAGTCTAAAAGAATTGCAACTGCCTGACTCAAAGATACTTCTGATACAAGAACTTGTGGAGATGGCATTGATTCAAAGTAAAAGAAAAAGTCTCTTAAGTTCATAGAGATTGTTGCTTGACCAGAATCTGTTTGTGGGATTCCTTCTGAATAAAGAACCTTGATTGGAATATAGAAGTTTGCTACTTCTGGATTTCCTGCTGAGTCTGTTGAGTTTACATTTTTAATAACATCATAAAATTTAAACTGAATATTTTTCTTTAGGTATTTAGATATAA